CAATGTTTGGTTCCAATCCTTCTGTGTATACTGGGTCAATGGGTTAGATGATGTACCTCTCTTCCAACCGTTGTAGTCCCATCTTAACTGCCATGCCGCACCTTTTCTCAAATCTCTCAAGATTTCTCTATCGATTTCCGCTGCAACCTGTTCTGACAACAACGCTGTCAATTCAGCTTCAGCATCGATGTTGTGGAATGCCGCAACGTCCTGAGCAAGTTCAGGTGACCATTGAGCTCTTAACTTTCTTTCAGCAACAGAAACTGTAACTGACTCGAGGTCAAATGAAACTTCACCGATTTGATCTTCGAATTCAAGATCTTCGTAGATTCTGTATGCGCAAGTAAATTGTGTACCTGCAGCTGCGGAACCAGCGATAGTTGTGGTTAAACCTGAGTACCCGTCGAGTGAATTTGCACCGAATGAACAAGGAACCTGAAGGTCAACTTCCAAGTAAATCTTACCGTCAGCACTACAGATGTCATCATATGCACCACCGTTCGCTGTATTAGTAGCTCCGAAAGTTGTTGAAGTTTGTGAACCGTATTGAACGATACCCTTACCATACTTCTGAGTTACAACTCTGAATAATAAGTTACCTGAACCAGCACCTGAGAACGCACCACCTGCGGTTGTTACAGCGTTAACTCTGAGGTCAGCCAAGAACGACTCATTATCCACTAAGTTACCGTCAGGACCCAAAAGTTTACCAAAACCACCATTTGAGAAACCTGAAAGAGCAATGATTACTTTTCTGTATTCACCCGCTCCATAACCCGATGAAACTAACTCACCACTACTCCACGCTTGTGTACCAACCGCTGAAGATGTGAATGAAGTGTATGATCCTTTTGAGTAATCGAACAAACCAGGAGGATCAAGTGTTGCTTCGTTACCTTCGTAGAATCTGTCATAAAGGTTTTTACCTGTAGAATATCCCTGATTTGGGTTATCCAATCCTGATTGAACAGCCTGTGGTGAACCAACTGGTGGATAGTGGTATCCACTTGAACCTGTATAACCCTGAATCTTAGGTACGAAGTAGAAAAGTTTACCGATTGGTAAGTTCATCGCTTGAACAGAAACGATATCATTAGCCAAAAGTTTTGAGAAAACTCTTCTGATGATAGGGAATACAACAGTTTCAAATGAACCTGAAGAATCTGTTGAAGCAGCTTCGTTGATTAAGTGTGATGCTTGGTTCTCATAAAGTTGAGCCATGTTTTCTTTTAAGTGTCCACCCAATCCTTCCAAGAAACCAAGTTTGTCCCATTTGTTTATAGTGTCTTCTTTGATAACTTTAAGGTGCTTAAGACCGATGTTACCAACTAAACCACTTTCTAATAATGCTCCCATATTAATTTTTTTTTTGTTTAGTTTATTTGTTTATTTTACCCATTAAATCTTTCATTCTTAAGAACTGAGCGTTCTCGTATGTTTTAGATTCAACTAAGTTTGTTGAACCTTTTTGTGGTGTTTTTTGAACTTTGTTAACCACAGACTCGGTTACAACATTTGTTGAGGAAACCAATTCATTCTTGATTGACTTATAGAGATTTTTTGATTCTTTTAATGTCTCTACGTTGTCAAATCTTTTAAGAATATTGATTTTCTCCTGTTTGGTTGTAGAATGTTCAGTGAACAATCTGGTAGCGTAAGCTAAATTTGAGTTGAAAATCGCAACCTCGTTTAATTTAGTTCTGAAAAGGTCAAGAGCCTTTTTGTACTCTTCATTCTTTTCTTTGAGTTGACTTATTTGTTTCTTATAAGATTCTACCTCTAAATGACGAGGTGCTGCTTTTGGTTTTGGTAAACCTCTTCTTCCAAAAGCTCTTCCATTACCCAAGGTTCTAGCCGCTTCCTTGGCTTCTTCTTTGTGCGCCTCACCTTCGTGAGCCTCTTCGTATGTTTCTTCTAACTCAACTTCTTCCTCTTCTTCGTCTTCTTCTTCTTCGTCAAATTCAATTTCATACATCACTTCTTCTTCGTCCATGTGTTCCATCTCAGAAACTTCTAATTCTTCTTCAGAATCTTCCATTTCATCCATGTCCATCATTTCCTCCAATTCGTGATCTTCACCTTCCAATTGAATTTCATATTCTACATCTGCGTTTTCATCTTTTAAGTGAATTTCGTCATCCTCTTTTTGAACGATAACTCCATCTTGGTCACCCATCAATTTGAAAACCTTTACGAGTTCTTCATCACTCATATTTGTGATGTCGATTAAATCTTCGTCTTCCATTTCATCTTCAAAATCCATTTCAAGTTCCTCATCATCCATAGATTCTAAGTCCTCGTCACCGAATTCATCAGGAAGGTTAACGTCCATTTCCTCTTCATCACCAAGATCAAGATTGATTTCCTCTTCTTCTCCCTCGTCACCAATTTCGGTGGCAAGTTCAAGATCAAGTTCATCTTCCTCACCTTGTTCTTTAATCTCATCGGTGTCACCACCTAAAGATTCTTTTACCAAAGACTTGATTTCTTCCTTCATTACTGAAGCAAGTATTCCTTTTGTGTTTTTTGCAATAGACTCTTCTAAGTTCTTCAACTGTAAGAGTGTATCGTCTAATAAAATTTCTTTTTTACTCATTTTCTATTTAAGTAGATTTATTTTTCTAAATAAATATACCCATCTATAGAAAAATCTAACTTTTTTTATATATTAATGAAATTAAATAAAAAAAGGGGTCATTTGACCCCTTTTTTTATTTCTCAATTACTTCGTTGATTTTACTTTCTATTACACTTGTGATTCTCCAATCTTCTGTGTACCTTTCAAAAATCTTTGTAACTTTTGCTTCTACATCAGTTACACTAAATCCCCTCACCAATTTCTCCTCTCTTGTTTTTTTGGTTTTACCAGTTTGAATGTCTACTGTTTCAAATTGGATTTTTGCAATGAAATATTTTTCGTCCATGATTAATTATTTATCTTCCCAAAAAATCGGAAAGTTTGTTCATTAAATCAAGAGACTTACCTAATCCTTTTTCAGATTCAGGTTTTCTTAAATTTCTTTCTTCTTCTATGTTTTCTTCAAAGTTGAATTTATCTTCGGGTTTGTCAAAAAGATATGCTCCTGGCGTTGACGGTGAACTAACTAAGTCAAAACAGATAAGTTCAAAGTCATCTTGTACTTCATTTTGTTCTCCCTTCTTTTTTAAAGTCCCCACCCCTCTTGAAGATATACCCATCGTACATCCTTGTCTCATAAGGTTTGCTGCGATGTCACCAGGTGTAGAAACAATACCTGTTTCGTGAAACGCTGGTGAGGTTAGAAGTCTGAGTTTACCCATCAAGGTATTTCCGTCCCACCATACATCATCAATAATGTGTGAAACTCTTTCCAAATCCACAATAGATGATTCGGGGTGATTCAATTCTGAAAGGGAAGTTCCCTTTTGAATCATTCTCTTATAATTTTCAGCTTCTCTTTTTAATATTTTTTCAGGATATAATCTTCCGTTTCTATTTGGGGTATCAAACTTTTGAAGAACAGCATAGAATATAAATGGTTTGGAATGATCTCTCATTGACTTGGATTCCATGATAACCTTTTCGTTTTCAGGGTGATTTGGTGAGATATATCCTGCATCATTCTCCACCAAAATACCTTTACCGGTTTCGTGAGCCTCAAGTACTCTTAGTTGTTCTTTCATTTTTTTTTACTAGATAAATATGTTGTAATATAATTATTAACGTCTTTTGAGACTTTTCTTATTGAGTTTTCGTCATCTAATGTACCAAAATCAACCTCTAAATCCGTTGTAAATCGTATTAAATAAAAAATTCCGTTGTCCCAAATGAATTGTGTTGAATCGTCAACTTCACCTTTTTCAATTAACTCTTTTGTATCTTCAGCCATTTTAGAAATCATTTTGGTGATATTCAAGATATATGCCTCTCCATCTTTACGAACACCAGATCCATCAGGGAAACCTAAATAATCACTAACTACCTGAAATATTTTGGAATTTATTTTATCTTTTATTGAAAATTTAATTGCTGTTTCTATGAGTATACAAATTGAAGATTTTTCATATTCTGAAAAATTCTCAATATTTTTTTTGTTTTCAGAAGATATTACATCATTCCAATAATCATAACAATCTATATCCCAAAACCCTTGTCTCAACCACAGATCTTCTTTAGTTTCATGTTCAAAGAAAATTTCAAAGTTTTTTAATTTTTCAATCTTATAGAAATACTCATCACCAACCTTTGATAAACCTAAACTATGTGTGTCTAATATTTCAAATATAAGGTCATTTAATTCTTGGTCACCCATAGAAATCGCATATTTCAAGATTGATATAGGATATGTCCGATATAAATCAACTAACACAAAAATGGGGACAGAATCCCCACTTGATTTAATTTTTTTTAATAAAAATTCAACATTACCACCAAAATAAGTCTCAACAAATTCAGCGAGACTTTTTTCGGTTTCATGGGCTAATTTAATAATTTTTTCAATCATATACATAAATATGATTTAAACCAACATTTTAACGGGTGATCCCATCTTTGAAAGATGAAATGAAAAATACCTGTTGGATTTAAAACTATTTTTTGTAATATACTTACAAATTGTTGTTAATGATTTTTTTAATTGTTCTGATTTGAAATCAATATATTCATCCAAGAATAATGTGATTTCCAAATTC